GCTTCCATTAGAGTGCATAACACTAAAGGACTCAAGTATGGCCCGGATCTCGCTAATGTTACGCTTTGGGTAGAAGGAACGTCGTCAACAGATGACAACGTGTACACACCCTATAGAGCAGACGGTCTTTATAGCGGCGACCAGCGTATATGGCTGGATCAAACATTTGGGATAGGAGGCTGGGTGTGCATAGAACAGGACGCTCCGTATCCAGCAACGGTGTTGGCGATCATTCCCGAGATAGCACAGGGCGAAGTCATGTAGTCTTTCGGCGGGCAACGCTCGATGACGCTATAGAGATTGTTCCGCTTCTGCGCCGGCGCGATATATTGAATTTGTCACATAGTGGCGATCCTGTCTCAGTGATTACTGAAGCTCTTATGCGCAGTGTTAATCCGATAGTGGGCACTGTAAATAATCAGATAGTTGTTATGTGGGGAACGAGCCATGTACAGCTTCTCGACAATCGGGTATACATTTGGATGCTAGGAACTGTACTGGTAGATAAACATCGGATGCTTTTCCTTAGATACAGTAGAGATGTCATATGGATGCTGCGAGAAAGATATTCCACGATTTATGGAGAGATCGAGATAGATTACTACCACTCTATTAAATGGTTGGTTTGGCTCGGCGCTAAGATATTCCCTAACGGTGAGCGGCTAGTGTTTGTTATAGGAGGATAGCATGGGTCCAGAACTTATGCTTGGCATGACTGCCGTAAGCGGGATTATGGGTGCTGTCGGCAAAATACAAGAAGGAAAATCAGCTGCGGCCGCTGCCAATTATACCGCACAAGTCGCACGCAACAATGCGCAGATAGCAGCACAGAATGCGGAATATTCACAGCAGGCCGGCGAGGTAGCGGCCCAGGGCCAAGATATGAAGAATCGTGCCGCCCTTGGTGCGATAGAGGCCTCGCAGAGTGCATCGGGATTGTCGGTCGATAGTCCTTCGCTGGTAGATATTCGCGAGGGATCAGCCCAAATTTATAGGCTTGATACAGCCAACATAATGCAGAATGCGTCGCTACGAGCACGATCCTACATGACGAGTGCACAGAACTACGAGGCCGAAGCTGGTCTTCAGGAAGCTAAGGCGAAGGATGCCTCAAGTGCGGGAATGCTTGGCGCATTTGGATCACTGCTTACTAGCGGAACCAGCTTCGCAGAGAAGTGGAACAAGTATACCCTCCCATCAAAGGTCTAGCTAGGTGCCTCTACTTCCAGCAGCGGGCTACACTACTCCAGTCGCGCCGACCATCGAGCCATCGCCGACATCGCTGACGCCATACCAAGAGATTCGGGCGCCGGCGGAGGCATTCGGCGCTGGTACCGCGCAAGCACTGTCAGGGTTAGGCACGAGCTTTGAGAAGGCATCGGCCAACCTTGAGAGTATGATCTCATTTCATGACCAGGTAGTTGTGGATGAGCAAAAGAATTTCTATGATGACTTCGTAAATAAGAAACTGTATGGCGATCCAAACAGTCCCGGTGATGTCGGCTACATGGGGCTTCAGGGAAAGAATGCCCTGGAGGCGCGTGAAGGTGTCCGCAAAGATCTGGACAACATACGGATGGAGCAGCGGTCAAAGCTGACCAACGCCCATCAGCTGGTTATGTTCGATCAGGAGACATCGCGCTTACGCAATATTGCGCTGGGCGCGGTTGGAAGACACTATGATGAGCAATACAACAAACATACTGCGGAAACAGCTAAAGCTGGAATAGAGTTGGCGGCGCACGGTGCCTCGGTCGCAAGCAGTAATAACGATTTTGGAGAGTTTAAAAATCGCTTAACGGACGCAATTACGGGAGTTGAGATAGCTGGTAAGGCTAGAGGAGACGAGCAGGCAACTATTGACTTGGCTAAAACTAATGTCATTAAGGGGTTTACTGTAGACTGGGCTGCCAAAGCAATCCTTCGTAATCCTGTGGAGGGACGAGCATTCATAAAAGCACACCCAAAAGAACTGGGTGATAAGTACGACGAACTGTTGGGACACGCTGAGAGGGCAGCACACGAATACGATGTGAACGAGCTAGCCAATGGGCGGCCTCCCACAATGAGCCAGCCCAATTTGGTAAGAGGTGGAGCTAGTGGTAATGCTGTAGAACGTTTTCTTGACATGACAGCACTGCATGAGAGTGGATGGCGTAATATTCCTCAAGGAATTGTTGGTCCAGGTGGCGGTTATAATTCCTCGACTGGAACAGTTACTGGACCGTCCTCAGCGCAGGGTTATTACCAAATCACCAATTCGACTTGGAAGACTTTTGCACCAGCTGCTGGTGTCGATATAAACAAATATCCGAATGCTATGTCAGCTCCTCCTGAAGTGCAACGTCAGGTCGCACGACAGATTGTCACGACCAGTGGCGTTCAACACTGGACAGACTACAACAGGAATTTAAGGACAGCAGCAATAAGTGTAGGATTTCCAACGTCTGGCCCCATAATAGAAAGTGGAGGTTCGACCGCCCCGGCGCAACCAGCCGCAAGTGCTGGGGCTGAGGCTCCCGTGACGCCAGCCACTCCTGTCCCTGGTATGCCTCCAGTAAGCGCACCATCTGCTCCTGAAGAAGAAGAACCGATTACTGCGGGCGGCGATAGCCTTAGCTCACATATGGTCCGCGCCAAAGTCGCTGTAGGCCAGGAAGATCGTACCAAAGTAGGCAGTTATCGGCCAGGAGATACAGCGGTTGCTGGATGGGACAGTACGCAAATACTGCGTGACCTGATACCAAAACTTCCTAGAGATAAGATTTCGGGAAAGACGGTTGCCTGGTCAACAGGTGTCTCTAATGAGCCTGATGCCGCTGCTGTCCAGAAGGCGATAGCCGTTAATGTGCCACTACAGATAGCTCTCCTAAAAGCACAGAATGCGAAGAACATCGTTATTATGGGGGTTGGCCCTGCGGAGAAGCTCAAAGGAGCCAACGAGGCACTCGAAAAAGTAGCGAAAGAGAATGACGTACTATTCGCTGGACCACAGCGAGCACCGCGTGCTGCTGATCCTGAGAAGTTGCATTCAGGCGATCAGAAGGCCGAGATAGCTGCGGTACGAGAGGCACTTCATAAAGAGGCACTTCGTAAAGCGCCAAAGACAGCGCCACCTACACCTGAGGCTGGCGTGCAGACTATTGCTACAGGATTACGGCAACAGGCAGTTGGGGCGGGAAAACCCCTCACTATCAGAGAAATAGCCACGGCGAGTGCAACACCGGAGACAGCTGATGCCAAGGTTGATGCGGCGGTCAAGCACACCGGGTTTGCCCCAGATCAACCACTCGACCTATCTAAGCCGGAGGTTATGAAGAAAGCAGTAGAGGTGGTAGTGCTTGGCCAGAAAGGTAAAGTGACCTCCGAGGACACGCAGACCATTATGCGAGGATTAACCTCTAAACCAGTAGACACTGTCGTGCCGACGGTAGGTCAGCTTCCTAAAGTCTCGAACATGCCTATCCTACCGCCACTAGAACCGAACGAATTGCCTGATGGACAGGTGCCTGGACTCCAACAGAGACTGGAAGCCGCGGCCAAAGTTCTTCCAGCCAACGCACCGCCGAAGCTGTGGAACGACACGGTGCGGAAGATACGGCAGGAGGAGAATGCCAAATACACCGCTAACTTGCATGTAGAGCGAATGAAGGATATTGCACAGAAGCGCGCTGACGAGGAAATAGGAAACGAGTACTACAAGAGGGTGACGCCGGGCGCAGCTAACAGGCCCACTGAAGAAGAAGTGCTTGCAGACACTCGTATAAGCCAAGAGAAGCGGAAAGACATAATCGGTATAATGCGCTCTATGGAGAAGCCTGATCCACATCCCTCGATAGCGGCCAACGAGATGGTAGAGGCCAACAAGAGGATGGGACTGGAAGATGGCGACTCGAATAAGATCACGCAGCAGAGTCAGTTAGATGATCTGTACAATAACAAGAAAATTACCTGGGATATGAAAACAGCCCTTAGTAATAAACTTAAAGAACTCAACGACGCCACAACCGCTAACGTCAATAAGCATGTCACACAGCTACTCAAAGATGCGGAGCGCACGTTGTTCCCACTCAAACATCTGAAGAACGATGCTGGGGTGATGTCTGATCCTGGTGGCCCGATGCGTGAGCGGGCATACCAATTCTATGTAGATAGCACGGTCAAGGATTGGATTAAAGCCGGAAAGAATCCGATGGAACTGTTCGATCCTGGCCCGCCGGAGAAACCCAACCCCAACTATCTTGGAAGACAGAGCGTGCTCGATTACTATGGTAAGGGTGCGCAGGGCTATGCCTCGCTGCCACAGAACAACGAATTGCCTGATCCAGCAAAACGTGAGTTCAAAAAGAAGGAGGAGGTAGCTAAGGCTTTCCAGGATGGGCGGTTTGGTGATCCAAATACACAGATAGCCATCGATAGGGCTACAGCATATCTGGTTGCAACGGGGTTAGGCAAGTTGCGTCCGCCTGCACCCTCTAGCCCGGTGCCTGTGCGATGAGTGAGCTTCCTAGCGATGCTCAAGAAGAACCAGGGGTATTTGCCCGCATCGGACAAGCTATCTCTAAGGCGGCGGTACTTGCACCTCCAAGCCCTTTGCTTGTTCCGAATAAGCCAGTTGTGGCTGAACCCGATGTTCCGTATACAGACGATATACTCAACACGGTTCCTTACGTTGACGAGATACTGAAACCACCGCAGTCGTGGTACAGTAATGATTTCACAAAACACTTTAGCGAGGGATTCAGGCGGACATGGGAACATGCCATGTCACCAGAAACCAAGAAACAGATGCAAGATGCTGGTATTTTTAACCAGACAGATGCTCGCGTGCGGATGTTCCACAAAGATATTCTGGAGGCGATATACGATGTTTATCAGGCCACAGCAGCAGTAACTGTTGGTACTGTCGAAGGTGCTATTGGGGCCGGAGTTCCTCGAGAATTAGCTGGAGCACCATTAGAAGTCTTTCCTGGAGGGCGCTTTACCGGATTCCCTCACGGCATTCCAGTTGGCACACCATCTCCGTTTGCACGCGGTTTAGGTATCCGCCCTCCTCTTGATCTGGATGCCGCAGCTGATCTCGGAGTGTTTGGTAGTCGCCGATCCGATTTGACTGCGGCGGGCCGCTTTGATCCCAACGCAACTATCGGAACGGCTCCGCGCGAAGTTATAGCTGAGCCAATACCGTTGCGCGGCGAGGTATCGACTGGACCATTCGGTGGACCTGAACCTACTATACCAGCATCGCCCCGAGAGACAGCTGCGACCCTCAATCCCGATCTATTTGCTGCGCACGATGCCTTCGTTGCGCGCAAGGCAGAAGTACAGGCGCTGATCGATGAAGAGATACAGGCGCGGACCAACCATCCAACTGCGGTGGCGGCACAACAGTACATCGATGAGACACTGGCAAAGGTGGGTGGCGTAGAGTCGCGTCTAACGAACGCACAACGGACGCGGGTAGCTGAGACACAAGAGGCACTATATAACTATCTGCACGAAGACACACCAGCTATGTCCTTCCTCCGCAAGGGGCTGGTAGAGGCCGATGAGGGACTGCGTACCACCGGGCCGCAAGTAGGACAGGCTGTTCGCGATGTCGTAGAGGCTACGAGGCCGCCAGAAGTTGTGGCGCCACGAGGCGCAACCACGACGATCAATCGCGTGCCTGGTGGTTACGAGGTGGTGGTCGATACTCCTACGGCCAGTGGGAGGGTGGTTGCACCAGATGCAGTAACGGCCGAAGCACAAGCTACTGCGCTCAAGGCAGCCCATGCCCAGCGAGAAGCGGTGCTGACGGCGAAAACTGAGGTAGAGGCTGGGAGGCCTGTCCCGTATCGGATTAATGCTGCGGGCAACGTGTCGGTTGTGATGAATGGTGAGCGTGTTCGTCTAAATCTTACAGGAGAGGAACGATCCCTGCTGCGTGGGGCACGCCAGCGTGCTAACACATTAGACACACCAGAGGGCGTGGCTCGAGCCGAGGCAGATGCCCAAGCTATCCTGCGTAAGGGGGTAGAGCGGCTACGCACTGAAGCCCTTCCAATGATCGAGAAACCGGGGGTGGCTGTGGCCCAGGCCCGCCTTGAGCGGCAACTGGCAAGCACCGGACAACTATCGGCAAGAGACATTCAACGGGAATTTGGTGTAAGTTTCTCGGAGGCTAACAGGCTTCGAGATCGCCTCATCGTTAAGAACGCGGCCAAGTTGCGCGAACTCTATCAGCGCAACCAAAGCATAGCAGCGGACACCGCTAAGAAACTGATGGTGGTAGGACGGCCCGAAGCCGAAGCGAAGGCTGCTGGTAAGCTCGTTCAGGCCCTCTATGAGACACACGCGGCGCGGTTTCAAGGCGAGAAGGGTAGTGCCTGGCAAATCTACCAGCAAGAAGCTCCATCGATCAGACAGGGGCCAAGAGCGCGGGCAAGGACTGGAGAACTCGAACAAGCTGCCCGCGGCAAAATCCGTTTAGCTGACCCAGCCGATCCAAGAGCCGCTCGTGCCCTCATCACGCTATTTAAGCGGGCCGATGCCTCGACCTTTATGCACGAGACTGGTCATGATTGGCTGGAGCGCCTAGTTAGAGATGCAACGGACGCGCGGGCACCTGACTCCCTGATCAATGATGTACGCGAAATTCGTGATTGGCTGGGAGTTCGTGAGGGAGAAGTCATATCTGATGCTGCCCACGAACAGTTCGCGCGAGGCTTCGAGCGCTACCTGATGGAGGGTACAGCCCCGTCACGCGGACTTGCACGGGTATTCGAGCAATTCAAGAACTGGCTCACAGAGATCTACCGTAGTGCTACTAGTCTCAATGTAGAGCTTAATGACAACATTCGGCGCGTATTCGATAGGATGCTGGTTCCTGAACATGAGCCAATTATTGCGCCAGAACCAAAGCCGGTGCCTGATCCGGTGGCACAGGCCCGCGCTACACCCCCTCACCTGGCGGAGACCAAGGCCAACGACATAGCGAAAGAGCGGGAAGCCGCAAGCACACAACTGAGCGCGGAGATACAGGTTGGAAGACGAGATGCAAGGCGCGGCGAAGAGGGAACTAGCGTATCTGATGGAGGTACAGAAGACCCAAAAACTGTCTTCCGAAGAACAGTCGGTGCTAGATCAGATGATAACCTCGGCGAAGGTAGAACTGTCTCTTCGAGAGAAAGCGAAACGCCACAGGGAACGGGTGACGCCTTCGCCCCAGCCGACAAACCTCTTGTAGATTATGAGGGGAATATTCGGGTAGAAAACCTGAATACGCCGGAGGATGTAAGCAAGGCAATCATAGATGCCTCGGGAGAGAATAGCGGGTTTATAGAAGCGCGGCGAGGCGTACTTGCTGACCAAGAAACTATCCGACTTGCAGAGGATATGGGTGTCGATCCTAAAACACTGGATAAATGGGTAATTGGACAAGCCTGGACAGCGGAACAGATCGTCTTCGCACGGAGACTACTTAGGACAGCTGCAACTGATGTACACGATCTCGCTCTACGTGTAGCGACTACCACAGATGAAGGTACACTTCTAGCATACGCTGAGGCACGTCAACGACTCGCAATGATCCAAGAGAGAGTATCGGGAGCTACAGCTGAAGCAGGTAGAGCACTCCGTGCCTTTCGTTTACTCAAGTTAGAGGGAGACATCAAAGCACTCGATGCACAGATTGCTACAGATACTGGAAATAATCTAGCAGGGCTTCGACGAGAGGCCCGAATGCTTTCGCAGCTTGAATTGCCTGAGGCAATAAACAAATTAGTTTCGAGGATGCGCAATGCTGGCTGGAGCAAGATGTTTACCGAAGCCTGGCTCAACGCGCTAGTGTCCGGGCCACACACTCACATAGTGAATACAGGTACTAATCTTGGCGTTATGCTTGGCGCGGTGCCGGAGACCGCAGTAGCCTCAGCAGTTGGTCGCATATTCCGCACTTTTGGGCGAGAACAGGGAGTTACAGCGGGAGAAATTATTGATCGGATGCACGGAGTATCTGCTGGATCGATCGATGGTATGCGCGGTATGTTCGCGATGCTCAAAGATGAGAATGCCATTCCAATACTTGATGCACGACTGGGACTTACTAATCCATTAGAGAATACTACCCATGCTATTCCTGGTCTCGTCGGGAAAATAGTACGTACACCAGGGAGATTTCTATCCGCCGAGGATCAATTCTTTAAGGCGGTAGCCTTCCAACAAGAACTCAATGTGCTTGCGAGGCGCACAGCTATTAACGAAGGATTAGTTGGCGATGCGCTAGCCTCGCGCATAGAGGAGCTGCGCGGAAACCCAACAAACGGGATGCGAGATGCTGCGTATCAGCACGCACAATACCAAACATTCCAGAATCAGCTTGGTAAGTTTGGACAGGCTATATCTAATTTGGCAAATGTTCACCCATTAGCTCGATTCATCCTTCCTTTTGTTCGCACACCTATTAACCTATTGAAGTACGCAGCGGAACGTGGCCCTCTTGGGTTCTTATCCAGAGAGGTTTGGAACAATATGCGAGGGGCCAACGGCGCGGCAGCACGAGACACTCAGATAGCGCGAATGGCTGTAGGTAATATGGTAGCGCTCGGTGTTGGGTATATGGCGCTCAACGGGTTGATTAGTGGAGGAGGGCCAAATAATAATGAACAAATTATGACCTTGCGTATGACTGGGTGGCAGCCCTACTCATTTAAGGTAGGAAATATGTGGATCAGCTATCAGCGCTTCGACCCATTCGCTAGTACGGTTGGGGTGGCCGCTGATATGGCAGCACTCTCCAAGATTTGGGTAACAGAGAAAGATGAATTTGGCCGGGATTACGACGCCGAGCGATTTATGGGACTTGGAGCTATGGCTATCTATCGCAATCTGTTCGACAAGTTGTCGCTGCGAGGGGTGACTGGACTGGCACAAGCCCTGATCGATTACCCACAGCACGGAAAGAGCTTCGTTAAGGGATTGGCTGGTTCCGTGGTACCAGGTATCGTTGGTCAATCAGCGCGGATGCTCGACGATCTCGACCGAGAAACACGGACGGTTTGGGAAGCGGTACAGGGCCGTATACCTTGGATGCGAGAAGATTTGATGCCGCGTCGAGATCGCTGGGGTGAACCATTCACTGCAAAGGAGTGGGGACCGTTGCAAATGAAGATGGCTCATGAGGATCCAGTCAATCGCGCTATGCTCGATCTCGGGATAAATGTTGATCAGCCGCGTCGCCAAATCAATGGCGTTGATCTGACCGAGAAGCAATATGATGATTATGTGGCGCTGAGTGGACGCATGGCTAAGAAACTACTTGACGGAATCGTAACTCCTCAGTTTCGTACAATGCTGCCTGGCGCACAGATAGAAAACATCACAGCTATAATAGACTCAATGCGCGAGGCAGCGGCGGGGCAGGTCATGGCAAAGAGCGTTAGAACGGATAATGATCTCATTCAGCGAGGACTTGATCTCCGCAAGAGAGTCCTCGAGACAGGTCACCGTTAGCTGGGTTTGGTCTTCACGACATACCCACCTGGCACCTCGATAACCCGGATCATCTTCGCCTTAACCATTAGCTCGAAGATGCGGGTCACATGAGTAGCTGGTGCTCGCACCGCCAGGTATTCATGGACTAGGTGCATGGGAACTCCCTCGTCTTTGGCACGCACGTTTTCAGTCATTACCCAATGAAGGGTGTCAGTTATGACCTGGGAATCGCCCCCAGAGGTCATTGCGGTAAATACGTCAGGCATTGCCTTTTCCAGTTCCAACATCAGATCGAGCGCTGACATCACGTCAAGAACATCGATGTTCTCGGCACCGCGATCGACAGCACAGATCATACATAGTTTGAGGAAATGGACAGGGCGGCGAGTGGTGTAGTGCATTAAGCGGGGATGCGTCGGCTTTGGTAAGAGGGGAATACCTTGCTCAGTCCATAGATCGAACTCCCGTTTGTTGTAGTCCTCGGCCAGACGAATAGCACGCTCTGTCCAGCCTACCTTGCCGACACGCTCTGAGATCTTGTGCAGATCGTGGACAAGGGCATCGTGGAGGGGAACATCCGAATGAGTGGCGGTCTCTCCTAGATCGAATGGTTTGACACTTATCTCACCGGAGTAGGCTATGCAGACGCGGGACAAGAAGCCTTCGTTCCAGGCAGAAGCGGGCATTGCAGAGGTTAGGAAGCCTGGGGTGGTACATGCAGCGAGATTGATGTTCGGCCGTAAGATGGGGGCAAACTCCTCCTTCGCAGATCGCCGTCTCTCTGTATAAAGATGGCCATCATACAGATGGGTAAGCGTATTCATGAAGTCGCTGTCGTAGGTAGGCAAGAGGGCGCCTAACTCTGGGGCCGCGATCAGGAGGGCGTTATAATCCTCGATCGGCCCTGTATAAATGGTGCGTTTGGCTGCCGCTAGACGATCGATTAGGGCTGCTTTGGTTAAGGATATTTCAGCTACATGATACCCTTCGAGGGTGTTCCATAACCGCCAACATGCCATCAAGGCTCGTGTCTTGCCAGTCCCTGGCGGTCCTACCAGAAATACGTAAACGTTTGGGTAGATATTCTCGCCTTGGGACCGAAGCCATACTTTGCGCTCCATTGCGCCAGCAACAGTTGTTACAGCGGCCCATCGTCGATGGATGATGGGTGACTGGATGCCTTCTGTATATTCTAGAAACCCTGCTATCCATGACGCCAACTTTCTATCGGGCATTATGAAAGGAGATACATTGGTAGCGCGCATAAAGCGGTTTCCTACCTAGTACGATACCTCGGACGTGAGGGATCGTTGTATTTTCTCAACGCATTTGGGTCCGCGGGAGAGTCGGACCAGTTCCAACCTACTTTCGCATCTCCAGGAATACAGAAATTACGGTCGCCTTTAAGGTGGATAACCTGCTGTATGCAAGAAAGTGCCCAAGGAACTATATCATCTTCTTGCTCTTCGGGGAACTGAAACAAAACGGAGTCGTGTACTTGCAACAGAAGCTGAATGCGATTGGCCCGCCACAATGCTAGGAGGCCTCGATCGATTGTGTCCGCTGTTATTGATTGTGGTTCGTAAGCAACTGCTTGCCTAATAGTTTCAGGGTCTTTATAGTCGCCGAAGAAAACCCGCTGCCGACCAAGCAATGTTGTTATTTGGCGAGTGTCACGAAGTGATTCGGCGACCCATCGCCACCACTGAGGGAAAGATGAGAACTCGGCCAGATAATTGGTCTGAAAATCTTTGATGTGGTTCAGGGGAATGTGGGTAGCTCGGGACATCTTGTCTGCCTGTCCCTGGTAATTGGTGCCGTGGCCCAACCGCTTTGCCGCATCACGGTACGAGAAGGATCGGTAGAAAGAACCATTCGCCACCTCACGGTCTTTTTTGGCGTCCCCTGTCCAAGGAAGATGGCGGAATGCTCCTCGGGCAACAGTGGTGTGCAAGTCACCTGACTCACAAGCATCAAGGTAGCGACCATCGCGGAACAGTTGCCAGTGGATAGCGCCGACACCACGCGAGTCCCCCTGCTCAAGATCGATATTACAAAACTTCATACCGGGATCGGCAACAAACACCGATCGGAGAAGGTTCTCTACGTTCTGAAGATTGGTTCCAGTGCCAAAATCGGAATAGCTGGAGGCAAGCCGGCCGGTTGTGGTCCCTGCTATATTAAAAGAAGTTCGGAGGCGGCCATCGAGGTCAATGGCTGTGGACAGGAATGATACTTTCTTGCCGAGATCTCGGAGGGCAAATATGTGTTTTACGACAGGCTCGGCCATCAAGTAGTGCTCGAGGCGTTCAAGTGCGTCTCGGTCGGCGGTGCGGGAGCGTTCGCCGCCTGGTGTGCGCTTCCATTGCGTAGGTAGGCCAAGGCGATCATAGAGGAGGATGCACATCTGTTTATTGGACCGCCAGGAACTGGTGGCTACCCATTCTTCGAGTCCGATGCCATCCCGCACGATGTCATCTAGCTGTTCTTCGAGGCGAACTATCTCTGTGCGATACTGCGCGAGGACATCATCGCGTCGGTAGAGGTCTACGAGCAGCCCGCGGGTATTCATCTCAAGGATTGGTCCCTGGAGATCGCGGCTAAAACGATATGTCGCAGCAGTGGTTGGTCTAAGCTGCTGTTCCAGAGCAGTAAGGACCTCGTGAGTCACACAGGTGTCTAGGCCGTTGTATACCCACAATGCCTCATTGTGACTCAGGGAGTTCGGGTTCAGGTCTTTTGTTGATATTTTGCGCAATGTATCTCTCCTCGATAACCATTCTGTGTTGCTCGGCGCGCAGCTTTGCGTCCACCATTCCTATTGTCCACCCATAGTCTGTATAGAAGACTATAGCCTCCGCACTGCTCCACCAGGCATAACCAAGGTCGATGCCCAGCTGTCGATCGAGCGGGATACTGTCATCGAGCGCGCCAGTATACATTAGGTGTGACAGAAACGGGGCCTCGCCACGGTTTATCGAGTCCTGCACAACTTTAATCATGTAGGCGACATTGCGCTTTGCCATATGGGGAGTAGAGGCACGGTACGGCGACTCAATGATTACGCGGCGGTAGGCCACCATTATCTTTGTTCCTCGACTGTGACAGTTGCGGCCTCAAACTGTCGTTCAAGCGCGGAATAGATAGCACGCTCCCTGGCCTGCTCGGGACTATCTGCCTCGGTCACGACCAATTCATTGATCGCAGGTGCCTTTATCGAGACTTCGTAGATCATTCTATTCATCCTCTCTCTTTAGAGTGGTTCTGGATCGCATCTGTTTCCAGGCGGGTTCATCGCTGTACAGACTACCAAGAAAGCCAAGGCTTTTCTGCACTTCAGGTTGGAGGGCGTGATGGAGTAACATCGTGTCATGCAAGCAATTTGCAACTGTAATTCCGTATCCTCTCCACAGGTAGTGGAGATCGTATAAACCGTTCTGAAACACTTTAGGCATCGGCAATCCGCAGATGCGTTGTATCCATCGCCAAGCAAGGCACTCATCAGTCTCACTCCAGTAAGAGCAATCGCCCTTGGTTGTATCCCATATTGGGATAACGAGAGACTTCTCCGGTGTCCATGAAAAACCGATACAGGTTATTTGCCCTTTGGCAGTCTCAATATCAATCGCCACCAACGCGGATTGAGCAATCTCGGATGCGGCGTCCGCTATGTCTTCGACCATCTCGGGAATGTATATGGTTCGTTCAGGCCGTTTAACCTCTGGGGTAGCGGATTCCCGCTGTGCTTTCATTAAATCACTGATAACGATGGCCCGCATGTTCCAGGCACCACGCATCAGATACGCTGGGTGAAAAGTGGCTATAAATTTGCCGTGCTCAGTTGCGGTTATCGTGCCGCGTTTCTTAGTGATCTGGCCCGCACCTGTAGCGAACCACAATGCAGTGGCCCCGAGGCCGACTACTATGTTTGGGCGCAGAGTGGCTAGTTCTGATCGAAGCCGCTCCAGTTCGGGATAGAACTCGGCGCGGAGGTATTTGCCGGCCCTGATGGGCGGCAGCCCATCGTGCTTTGGCCCGCACAGATCCTCTATGCGGTTGCCGGGCGGCTGAAAATTTAATACATTTGTCAGGTATACACCTTCACTCGCAAAGATCTTATCGCGAAGAGCATAGTTGCGCGACCACAGCGCTTTCCCTAACGCCGCCCCTGCGCTTGGCGAGACGATGCCAGCCTCTGTACATAGCTTATTGAGGAGAGAACCGCTGGCGCCGACAAATGGTGCTTTGGCCTCTGCTTCATTACTTCCCCAGGCCTCTCCGAGAAGTACCATTCGGGTGGTCATAGCACTCTCGTGCGAAGCGCACACCCCAAAAGAGTGTGTGCTAGGTAGATTGCTTGTCGAGGAGACATGACAGTCATAGTTCGGGTGTCGTTCTGGTATATGTTTAGGACGATCTCGTTACCATCATAGGTTGCCACTACCCTATCTGAGGGCTTGTCGGGCATCAGCGGCGTATTGGGGGTTTGACTCGATTCCGAGGACTGTGTTGGCTCCGAGACTTTTGGCTGCTCGGAGGGCACTACCGCTTCCACATGTTGGGTCGAGGAGTCGGGTGTGTGCATCGACGCACATCTCGAAGAAGTGGCGGAGGGCAATTTCAGACTTTTCGTGGGGATGGTGGCCGATGTCTCGCTCGACGGGGGCAATGATGGAGTTGGCTTTTGTTTGGATGATCTTTCGATCGTTTCTCCAGCCGAAGAACGCCGTCTCGTAAATCCGTCGAGGGCGGCGCGCAGTATCGGGTGCAATGCCGCCATTTTCACCTCGTTGCCACACAAGCGGGTAGGGATCGAACTCGAAATCGCTTAGCTCGTGGAGGTATTCCCATGTCTTGCACCAGTGTTTGGGAGAAAACCAGAAGAATATGTGGGCGGAATCGGCGCAAAAGCGGTCGAGGTGGGTTGCGAGGGTGCCAAGCAGGGACCAGTAGATGTCTGGGTTATCATCGTATTCGGCGTGTTGCTGCGAGTTTTGGCCTTGGTGATTGTCTGCGTTTATGCCATAAGGGAAGTCGCAATGGAGGATGTTGAACTTGGGGCCGATGTAAGCTGGTGCCCAGTCGTGGAAGTCGGCTACTTGGATGGGAGACTGGGGTGTATCCCGCGATTTTCGCGATGTGTACATAAGCGCATCTTGTACTCGTCTTTCTACCTTTCTAATAGCTGTGTTCTTGGCTTTAGAGAAGACTGATGCCTGACGTATCTCTGGATCGTGTTGCATTTCCTCATAGACTACAATATGCTCTCTGACAGTACTAGTAGATTGACCAATTTTTTTGGCGGTATCCTCATTAGTCCATTCTGGCTTCCCTTGTTTATATATCTCATGGAGAGCATAAATAGAGGATGCTCTATCTTGCCAATCTAGATTGCGGCGCTTTATATTTTCTTCGAGCTCTATCTGATATAGAACTTGTTCAGACAATTCATCTTGGTACTGAACTGCTATATTATCCCAGCCAAGTTTCTTAGCAGCAAGAGTCCTGCATTCACCAGCTACTAAACGTCCTTCTCTTGTTATGACTATAGGATGTATTAGTCCATTTTCCTCTAGAGAGATAGACAATTCTTTTATATAGTCCTCATCTATAGTTTTCCTTTGGCGACCTGGACGATCAATATATATTTCATTAAGAGGGAAACTGTGAAAGACACCGGATGTCATACTCTAGACTCCACTACTGGCAGTGGCAAACCTCCTTTGCGGTAGGAGGGCTTTCGCCCTCCTCCTCCTTTTCTAGTTTGCGCGGGCCGTCGAACCGATCTGTGCCATCAGGCGCATCGTCCCGTCATCCGACTGGATCGGGCGGTGCGTGATGTTAACGATCATCTGGCGACCGGGCACTTGCGATAGGGCCTCCTTCAGATTTCCCTGAAGCTCGAGGGTTTGCATAAGTAACGCTTTGAGCGTTTGCATTGCGTAGGGCGATTCCCAAATGGTGTGCTTGATCGTGATGTCATGGAGGGATTGGTTCGACGCGGTAAGGAAATTGTCGAGGGAACCGCGATCAACATCTTCGCCCGCTGAGATCAGCCGGATTGTGAATTGGATGCCCGCAGTTTGTTTCCGAGACGAAGTGATGTTCTCGTGCGGCCCGACCACTTGTGCGAGGTATGAACCGACCGGGAGTGGTGGTACTTCTTTGATATTCTCAAGGTTGGTGCGGGCTTCTTGCTCGATGAGTTCATGAAGGTTAGGCATCTATATCGTTCCTTTGATGGGTTGGTCTGAGTAGTGTTCGTTATCTTACATCAATTCGGTACGTTTTGCAAGCAGTATTTGTGTGTATCTGCACATTCTCCTTTCATTGCCAGTTATTTAGTGCCCAGGACCGTTTTGAAGAAACGGGCCAGACCATCCTCCATATCGAACTCCTCAGCCATATCGAACGATCTCGGATTCTTGAGGTCGATCATATTGGTCGATCGAGTTCGAATGGTCCGCTTCCCCCCGCTCTTGGTAGCCAGTGCGACGGAGGGGAAATAGCTAGGTATCTCCGGGGATATGGCATTGCCTACGGCAACAGGGAAGCCCTTAGTGATCCCGTCTCGCTCTATGTATTTGACATGAGCCACCACGATTACGTTAGTTGCGAAGGACTCCGCAGTGACATAGGCGATCGTATTCATCAGGGCCTGTTGTGCGGTGTGGTAGAATTGCTCGGGGCGAACTCCTTTCATCGGTACGCCCTCTGCGAAGGTAGCTGCGCCCATCAACCCTTTGGCCCACCAATACGCTGCACGAGCCATCGTTGTGAACGAGTCGATTACGAGGATATGCTTCGCACCCCATTCCGCTGGAACCGATCCATCCTCCCATCGATCTATCGCTTTCATGGAGCCAATGTATGCGGTAGGCACTCCATCGATAATCGGGCCATTGGGCGTGGTTTTCATCTGGTCGCGAAAGGTTTGGTACTGGATTTGGTCCAGGTCGGAATGGTTGTGCCGGGCCTGATGGACCAGCGGATCGAGAAGGTTGTCAAAATCGAGGACGCGCAGATGGTAGCCAGCCGCAACAAGCGAGGCAAGACTGGTAGTTTTTCCTGTGCCGCTGTCTCCTATGTAGAGAAGTTTGACGAAGATGGAGGATTTATGGTCCTTAGCGCTTGGCATACTCTAGCTCCTCTATTAAACGATGTATTCTAGCTATTCGGACAACGGTAGATCTGCACCGGCTGCAACATTGACCATCATTGACTGGCCAAGCATTATAGTTGTCGCCTGAGTAGTTTTTCATGCAAATAGAGCACACGTTTGGTATGTTGTGTCCGTCAGACATCACCGTCATCCCTATCTGGATCTAGTCCTACTGGCAGGGCCAATATGTGCCATACCTCTTTACCATCGTCGAATATTGTTCGACACCAGATGTCTCCCTCATCATCGAGTAGCCACGCCTCGCGTTCGTTTATGTACTGAAACTGGACGACCTTGGCCACAACTACCTCCGCAGTGGGTTAGTGGGCTTGCGCTCAAAGAGGGTTTCCAGGTATTGCCGCTGAACGGATGGGTCCTTGGAGCAAACTTCGCGGAATGGACACCCTCCATACATCATACAGGCGGCATCGTTGAGGGGCCATCCAGCTTCGCCGGCCTCCCAAGTGCGCTGTATCCAGTAGCGGGCGTCGGTAAGCCATTTCTCGTTCTGGGCCTCGGTGCGAAACGTGAACCCTCGCTCGAACCGAGTAAACCCGACAGCGATTTGGGCAGCATCTATCATAACCCCTTTGACTGGTTGCTTCCAAACCACTTGTGCGGCGATCGTATAGAGCGACATCTGGTCGTCGGGCGAATATCGTTTGAAGTAGTATCCGCCCAACGAGGCGCCAGTAGTCTTCTGATCCTGTACATAGTAGTCGTTGCCGTAGCGGACGATTCGGTCTAGGTGGCCACACAGAACTATTTCACTGTCAAGCTGGAACTCGAATGTGACCTCGACGGCCGGCTTCCCACTCGATAGGATCACAGTTTCGCATGGGTCATTCTCGTACTGGTCTAGGTACCACACGATCGAGCGGATCAGGGTTTCTCGCCCCTTGATGTTGTGCTCACTTTTCCACTCTACTGTATCGGCTAAGGTAGCAAACACCACATTCTCGGTCGCATCCTGATGGGATGCTCCCTGGGCGCGCCACTTGTGGTACATTTCGAGAGCTGTGGCATAGTGCGCCCCGAAGGTGATGTCATCGGAGGATGACTTGGCCCGCCATCCCTCTATCACAGTGTAGTAGTATTTTCGGGGACACGCCTTGGCTGGTGCAAGTGATGAGTGATTCCAATAGACCTGTCTTCCATCTGGATGAAAGGCGTTCTCGGTTACTTCTTCGGTGCTAGCCATTGTCTTATTGTCTCCCTTGAGAGATTCATGCGTTCGCCAATTTCCTTATTAGTCAGTCCTTCCGCTCGGAGCTTCTTGGCGAAAGCGAGCCGCGCAGCTGTTATCTTGTGGTTGCCTGGTACGTATGGCTCTGGAGGCGGCCGGCGATAGCGGTTCATAGCAAACCCAGGTCCTTCAAATCTACTTCTGCCTTCTTCTCTTTCACTCCCTTCCCGGTAACATTGAAGTTCCTTCTTGCTTCGCGGTAGTGCTGCACAATACGCTCAATGTCTTGCTTTGAGTAGCTGAATGGGTCGCGGGCAAACAATTCGGATATGGTCTCTTGCTCTTTCTTTGGTTGGTCAGACATCGCCTACCATCTCCTCTACTTCGAGCTTTTGCGTGTTGAAACGGTTCTGGTAGCGCGCCTCGATCTCATTCAGGTGTCGCCTAACTAGTAGACGGACGACCTCGGTAGCCCGGCGACGACGATAGATGTCATTCAGTTTGTCAAAATCCCCCTCATAGAGGAGGATTTGATGTCTTGTGAGTTTTTCAGCGCTCTTCATCTTTGATCTCTCTTGATGCAGATAGATTAGTCCCGCGCAGCAGTTGCACAAGTTCAAGAATCGCGTCTTTCATATGAGACTCGTGTTGTGCTGCCTCTTTAAGTGCCATTATAAGCACTGCGTATTCTGTAGCAAAGAGCGGTGGAAGTCCGTATAGTCTCGTCATGGGTTCCTCTTTATTATCCACACAGCAGTATCGGTTTCCACTAGGTGGAGATCATGGAAACCACCTACCTGGCGCCTAGCCGCATAGAGTTTCTGGAGAAGGGAGTTGGGTCGCTCACTTTCAATAACTATACCATGTGACGAAGTCACGGCACGGTTCCACAGCACGAGGAGATCGGGTAGATCGCTAGTGGTGGGAGCGCCCAACTTGGGCCGGCCTCTACCCATCATATCCGACCCTGAGCAAGTAGACCCCCATAAGGGGGTCTATCGAGTTACTTCTGCGGGGTAGGTTAGGCAGCGAGGCCCGTAGCCGCAAGGACATCCTCGCCAGCAGCATCACGTTCCTGGATACGCTGTTTGGCTCGTTCGCGGAACTGCGCACCCTTTGACTCCATGAGTTGATCCACAGCATCAGCGAGCGCATCTCCCTTGAGCCGATCGCCATGACGACGGTAGTACGCAGCCTTAATAACCTCAGCCACTTCCCGCCGCGCTTCCCGCTCAACCGGATCAACAACCCGTGGTGTTCCGGCCTGTCGCGCACCGAATTTGTAGTTTTCCGCATACTCGTTGACCAGTCCCTGCAATCGGGAGTGTTCCTCGACCGACAGGTCCTCGTTGTCCCCAAGAGAATCTTCGACCTTCTTGGACAGGTTGTTTCGGATGTTCTCCCGCCTCGTTTGCTGGAGGGAGGCAACCATTCCCTCGTCGAGGGGCGTGCCAACTGTGATCCGGGGATCATCGTTGATGTCGAAAATCTGACCTTTGATAGTAAGCTGTGCCACTGTGGCGATCTCCTTTGGTTAAGCCCATGTGGGGCATCGTTAATATGGACCATATGCATGGGTGCGTCAACCCCAATTCGTACATACTGTACGCATTAGACGGTGTTTTTGGTGGGTAGCTGCCATCATCGCTACTACGGTTCCTAGTCCTGCAAGCCAAAGCGGGCCAATGTGGGTTAATAGGGCACACACCACCAGGCTTCCAAGGAAATGGACGATCGCTCTAAACCCATCCATCACTGTTCACCAGATAGAGGTTCTCTTTGAACCGAGTCTCGATCACATATCGAGTATTCAATTCTTGTTCCCACTCCTCCGTGCCTTCGCGTGCCCAGCGAGTGGGCACGCGCCAGGGATCTAGGTGGAACACGGTCTCAAATTCTAGTCCCTTCGCCTTGTGACCAGACATAAGCTGGATTGGCCCGTCCCTCTTGAATAGATCCTCAGCGCGATTGATAGCCGAGCGAAGGGTCCATCCATCAAATTGTGGGGTGACCAGGACTTGAAGGCACTCGGCCCGCTCATAAACCGTTTCCTCCCGCTTAGCTGTCATGAGGGCCTCGCTTTGCCACCTAGCAATGGCCGCCAGCATTTGTTGGTGGTTCATCTCGAGCGGGCCTAACTTCTTCATAATGCGCAGTAAGCCCGCTCCTATATCCATGCCTACGAATTTGACGTGTCGGCCTCTAGCCAATAGCCGTAAGCCTGCATGGAAAAGTGGAGCGTTAGTGCGGCATATAATCGCGGAACCATCTGGAACGTCAGTATCGTCCCATGTTTCGAGCGTTTCGATGTGCCCGTCAGGAGCACCTTCTCGCCAGCGCATATGTGGTACTCGAAACCACGCTCGCTCGACGCCCAGACGTGGAACTCTAAAGGTAGTCGAAAGGGTGAGTTGCCGCATGTTCCATCGATCCGCGGCGGCTGCCATCCCTCCTTGAACTGCTCCCCTAAATCCGTAAATAGACTGCCAAGGATCGCCCACGCCGATAAGCCGCCTGGTTGCAAGATTAGCGAGCATTTCATGTTGGAGGGCATTGAGGTCTTGAAACTCATCTATCATTACTAGGGGATATTGGGGCCAAGCCGCGCCAAAGCAGACGGGCATGTAGATCTGGTCGTCAAAATCCATGCCGCCCTCGTAGGCGGCATGAATGGACACAGACAGCGTGTTCTCGATTAGATTGCACTGCTGGTCGGTAGGTTCCTCCGGGAAAGGAGCGAGCCATTCCTTCATTGAGCCAGCATTGAAGCGGGACATACTTCGCCAACCCTCAGGTATGTAACCATCGCGTTTGGCGATTCGCAACCATTGGAGCGTGTCACCCATTGCTTCCCAGGCCGCCTCTTGTTCGCGCCGTGGGAGCTTCTTAATCTCTGCTGCGAGGATTGTGTGGCTTTTGCGTGTGTCTATGGAGAGTCGCTTGCCACAGACCTTTGACCACACACCGTGACCTAGACTGTTGAGTGTTTGGGACTTGACGTGGGATGGTAGGCGCTTTTCCATCTCAACGGCAATACGCTTATTGAAAGCCAAGGAGAGGATTGGGATGGTAGTGAGTTCGCGACATACCATCTCGAGAGTGGTGGTCTTAGCTGCGCCCGCTAGTGCGTTGACTAGAAGATTATCGAGGGTAGACCGCGCAGCTGAGATGATCTCGACTTGTTCGAGGGTGGGAGTGTGCATCATACTGATTCCTCATGAGTTTTGCGGGCCTTGCGTTTCTCTTTAGCATACCAAACTACGAGATCGTCAAGATATACTAGAATCAGGTTTCTTTGTTCGTGGGGCAAATTCTCTAGCTTTGCTATCTCTGGCATTCTAGAGTCCGTAACAAAGTCCCTTATCGAGAGGAATACTCCAGCCGGACGAAAGCGCCATGATCCAGTAAACATACATCCACAATGTGCTGCATAACGAAGTACCTCTTTATATTCTTCATTGCTCTTTCTTGTGGCCTGTGTCATTATATCTACTGCTATACCTCCATCACCATCAGGATATTTGTCCTCAAAGTGCTTAGTATGTACAGGTATAGTCTTTCGTATACGATCTATATGACTAAGCTGATCGACCGAAAGTTCTTCTTCCTTTTCTGGAACAGATAACATTTTCTCTATAGACGTTTGTCGATTAACTGCCTCAATGTGCATTCTTCTCCACAAGAGCCATAAACGGTTGCTCTGACTAGCTAACCACAGCTCACGTTTCACATCATCTATCGTAGATAGAGAAGCCGTAGCAGACATAATGTCGGCAATATCTTTTGCGTACAGTCTTATTGCCATCGTGGGGTTCCTTCTGTGGGGGTCAGTCGCACCGTGACACTTCATAGTCTCCGCTGGGCTGGACGATGACCACCCAGGCATACGGATAAACTAGGATCATCTCGTCTCGAAGCATGGAGGTCGCGACGGGCTTGAGGGGCGGATCGCCAGGATAGGTGAGGGTCATAGTCTCTTGGTCGAGACGAAAGTTTTTCGCGGGTATCCATCCCCCTCCATGCCCATAGTTCGCGTGGATCTGTTCACGAGCCGTACGAGGGTCATCCTCGGACAGGAAGGTAGGTATGAAGCCTAGTGCGTCTCGTATACGGCTAGGAGATTGGCGGGTAGGACTGAGCCAAAGCATGGTGGCGGTTCCTTGTGTTAGAGGAGTCCGAGGTCGTGGAGGTTGATGGAGGGACTGAGTGGTGCTATCTCTACCTTAGCTGCTGGGTGCCAGCATGAGGGTGGCCATTCGCTGAGGGTGTCGATGATGCCACATAGCTCATATGCGTGATTGAAGACGGCGTATCGACCAGTGGAGAGGCGCAAAATGGGAACTAGCATAGTTCCCATGCGAAGGGAGAGGGCCTCGCGGCCCTCGAGGGTTGTGTGCCAGTCGGGGGTCATCGCCCTTGCTCCTCGAAAACGGCCTGCAGCTTGATGAGGAGGTCCCGCCAATTCTTGATGCGAAACTCGAACATCTCCTCACTTTCGTTTGTGTGTGGCTTAAACTTAGCAATTTTCTCGTGTACCAGGTGGATTAGCTGCGCTAGGTCCGGGCGGCTAAGTGTGGTTCGGTGGAGGGGGACGGGATCGGGCATCGAGGGGACTCCTAAGAGGAGGGGATCATGGCGATAGCTTAGCATGGCACTGTTCCATTGCCGGCTTCGCAACAAATGAAACCCTGGTCATCTTCCCAGATGACAATGTTGGTCGCCTCGCCTAGTTCTGGAAACATGGCGCGATCTTCGCTGCAAAGTTCGATGAAGTAGTCGCCGTCTATGTCCTCACCTGCACCTTCTAGAACCATTTCCCAGAAATAGGGTGCATAGATGGGATTACCCGCGAATTTGCCGGGGCTACAGATTATGTTATTCTCGACGCGATAGGTAGATAGGATGGTGGAGCGGTTCATAGCGCTTGTCCTGTAGTAAGCGGTGGTGGTGGTCATGGCGTGGGTCCTGGGATTAAAGGAGGCCGAGTGCGTGGAGATCGACGGTTGTGGGATGCGCTTCGATCTGTGCAAGTTCGCGGTGGCGATCGATTGTGTGCTGAACCGGGGCGCCTTTCTGGGCTATGCGCAGTTCGTTGCGGAGCCGGGCTCGTAGGATGTCGGGTAATAGTTTGTGCGACTTGGCGATAGGCAGTCGCACTGTGTGACTGTTGGGGAAAGAGAGCATGTAGTCGTCTCCGTCGATCCAAATGCGAGGGGCTTCGTTCATGGGGGCGGGTTCCTTTCTCGGGTTAGGCGACCATTATAATACGGCCATGCGCATATGTCAATGAGATTATGCGCACGGCCAAAAGAACTGTTGCGATCGATTGTGTGCTGGGTTAGAAGTTCCGTCGCTTACGGTTTTCTGCTACTTCTTTTGCAACTTCCTGTTCCCATTTATTGTCGAGTACAACTGGACCGTCATCATCGCTGAGATCGACTAATTTCTTAGCTAGTTCTCTCATCTCATCTGGAGTGGATTTACGATTTACTTTGGTCAATGTACTCGGTGTCCCGTCAAGCTTTCGTAACCGTGCAGCAAAATCGGGAATGTATCGCGGCACAATCTCTACACAGAATCGGCCGCGCCGCACAACAAAGCGATCCATCTCTGTCCATCCAACAGGGTCTTGCTCGCGGATAATCTTTCGGTATTGATTGAGCCGATAGATAACAGCGATGGTTTCGTTGTCGCTCGTGGTATCAAAGAGCGTGCCACCATCGCTTAACGCGGCCTCCCATATCTTCGTTATGTCTGCGAAACGGATGGAGGGGTCTTGTCTTTTAGCAGGCATTGTTCGGTCCTTTGGGGTGAGGAGTGAATGCGCCTATATGTGGTCTAGGCAAGAAAAGGTAACATTTGGTGCCTAACGTGTCAAGAACTACTGTAAGACCCGATCAGGAGGCTGTGCATTACTGTGGTCCGTGCGTTAGGTTTCGGGGTAGTTTTTCGTCGATCAGGCACCCACCATCCCGCCCCAAAAAAGAAGTTTAAAAAAAAAAAAAATTTTTACATAAGAATAGTGTAGTTAGAGTGTTGATCGAATTTTTACCCCCGAAACTCGATGCTAGGACGACAGGCCAGTGCAGAAACCTAATCCGGGTCTTACAGGGAAATAGGTCTCACAGGCTCCTATTCACAGAATTGATGGCGTAGTTTCGAGGAACGGGACATGAACGTCTAAATTTCAAGCCCACTGTTGTGGGGTAGACTGGACGAGTTTTAGCCTGGTTGCGGGGTAGAGGTGTTGCGGGGTGGCTGGAAGGCCATTTGCTCGTGAACGAAAACGGAACATCACCTGCGAATTGGGTCCAATTTGTCTAAAATTGAGCGGATCGGGCAGAGAAAGGGGGCTATTGCCCCCCTCCATCCCATCCAGCTTGTTTCCATTGCCATTCCTCTTGCGTCCATTTGTCCATTCCTAGCCGCTCTAACATGTTCCCGTCCAATCGGTCCAATTCGTCGGCCGATATGTGGCCGCACAGAAATTGTTGTTCCATGCGTTCGTAGTTGCGGCGCCAATAGTGGTATTTCTCGGTATTGGTCATTATACGCTCCATCGCATACGGCCGTGGCGCACAACCGCGCCATTGCCTTGGTCTAGTACTGTTAGTAATGTGCCTCGTGCTAGTTCATGCGCATATCGCCGGCTTATTTTGCCAACGATGGCTTCTATCAGCGGTACACATTCCTCAGCTGTAAACATTTGGTCCGGCGGAAAGTGATCGCATATGGCTTCCCAGATGCGATCACCGTACAATTCGATTGCGCGTTCCATACCAGTGCTTATCGCTATTGCGGATTGTGAGGGTTTCATTTGCCCATATTCCTGCGTAGTTCATGTATAGCTTCCATCGGCGATGCTCCATAGCCATCATACAGACCATCGCGGGCTATCCAGCGTCCGGTCGCTTCGTCCCGCGTTAGTTCCGGTTCGTGATAGAAGCCCTTAAGGTACAAGTGCGCTTCGATGCGATCACGAAGCAGGTGGGCCTCTTGGCCCACCACTTCGTCAAGCAACTCGGCGAACAAGGCTAGTTCGCTATCACTTAGTTTCATCGTCATCACCGTCTTCCGCGTCGATTGGTGCGAACAGGGTATCATCACCGTCAGCTTCCTCGGCCGCCAATTCGCGGCGAAGATCGACGGCGGCAATGGCCTGTGCTTTGATTACCTGACCAATCTTTGTGTTGGCCAAGTGATACAACAGGTATTCCCGTTCGGTCATTTCCGGCTTGCCCGACTTGGACAACATACGAACCACAGCATATTCGAAGCGGTTCTTCGTGCCTTTGGGAATGTCGCGCATATGACCCTGCTTGGTTAGTAGCGTGGTCAGATGACGCTTCATTTCCTTGAAGGCTTCCACCTCGTATGGATCAGATGCGATGGCTTCACCGCGCGTACGAATGCTGCCATTGTATAGTGCGTCAAGCTTGGCGCGCGCCTTAGCAGCAACGTCTAGCTTGTTGCCATCCTTGTCCTCTTTGGTTGCGATGCTGTCATTCAACACCTGGCGCAAACCATAGTCGAACAGATAGACTAGTGCGTTTTGCGGCAACCGATTCAAGTCAACCGAGATTGTGCCGTATTCCGCATTGCGTCCCAGATTGTAGATTGGGTTCTCGAGGGTGATGGTGATTGTAGTCATGGTGATGTTCCTTCTTCGTCATCAAGTGACAATGGGAATATGCCACCTATCCCCCCATGTGTGTAGTCCTAATTACGCATAGCGGGTATGCGCGACTAGACTCTGGATGTGCCATGCGCGGGCCGGTGATGCGTGGGAATGAGTCCGGGTAGTGTGGTAGCGGCGAAGCGGTCATGTATGCGTGGCGGCCATTGGGTGGCAACGCTCGGTCGATCGCCACCCGGGGGAGGGGACCCGGCCGCCGTCGAGACGGGTGGCTTGTCGTACAGTCTATCCCCTCGCAAATTTTGTACAGTTATGTACTATACACATGAGTGGTACAGCATATCTCCTCGCAAATTATTTGGCGTTATACCATAGAACTGTATGTGTATAGCGATTTTCGCGATACACGCCTATACACCTTTGTCCCCTTCGCCGCCAAAACAATCTGCCCACCCACATACGATTTCTCTTGACGCCCTATTGTGGGCGTTCCGGTTCCGTGCTACCATCCCTAGTGGTGGCCTTCGGCCATCTGGTGATGGGGCCGGCCTGCGGGCCGGCAAGGAGAGTGATGTGGGTCTGGATCTCGAGCTGTGTGGGGTGGTTCGGGACATCGAAAACGGGGAGTCGGTCCCAACGGCTTCGACTCCCCGAATCGCTCGGCTCCGGGACAGTCACCATGCGGTGGCGCGACTACTGGCGCGGGGAGTCCTCGAGACAGAGATCAGCCACATAACCGGGTACGCGCTGTCCCGCATTGCATCCCTGAAGCGCGATCCCCTCTTTGCGGAACTAATCACCGCCTACCGGCTTGAGCAGCGGGACACGCAACGCGACCTCGAGGCCATGTGGCTCGGAGTGGCCACAGATTACGGGCAACACATCCACGAGCGGCTCCTCGACAATCCGGACGAGGTGCCCATCGGAACGGCCCTAGAGGTCTTCAAGGCATTTGCGGATCGGGCAGGGATGGCACCAATCTCGCGATCCGTCTCCAAGAATGTAACCCTGAACATAGGGGAGCGCCTGGATGCGGCGCGCTCCCGCCGACCACCACTGCGTGATGTGACACCCAAGGATGCCTAGTCGCTCCCGTAAACAGGCCCGCTTTATGCGAGCCATCGCTAAGTCCCGCAAGTTCGCTAAAAAGGTCGGCGTTCCTCAGTGGGTTGGCAAGAAGTTCTATCGGGCCGATAAGCGAAAGCGGAGACGAAAGTGACGCATACTCGGAAGGCCCCGCATGTATAGCGAGAACGTCCTTGGCATTGGTGCGCTAAATGAGGGTGAGGCCCTCGCCAATCTGCTCGATGCCCTGTCGATAGCAGAAGAGTCGGCCCGACAACTTGCCCTGTACACCAATCAAACGCACTGGATGCTGGCCGCCAATAAGTTTGGAGGCATCCGGCACACCTGCGCGAAACTGGCAGCGCAAAGTCTATCCCACAGCCAGTAAGGAGACTACTGTGAGACTACCCATCATCACCGCACTAACCATTGCCCTGCCTCTCGGGGCGGCCAACGCTACCTTACAGATTGCGGCCGATTTCGGCGGGTCAACCTTGTTCTGTGTAGACAACGATCTCAGCTGCGACCAGAACGCAGCGATTGGCACGATCCAGCTTGGGGATGTTGTGGTCGGCGGCGTTGAGGTCAATGGGTCGATTCAGACATCAAGTGGCACACTTCTGAATCCTGGGGTGCCGACGCTCAATACATCTTCGCTGAGCGTAATCAACAACAGCGGCGCTGCCGTCGCCTACGATGTGACGGTTTCGGACACGAATTTTGTAGGTCCAGTTAGTCAGTTCTTTACGGCCGGCGCGGGTACTTGGCAGAACGCGGATGGATCGACGATCGCATTGGGCTGGTTCGACGATCCAACCAACGCTCAGGGCGCGGACTTTGCTGGCGACACGCCCGGTGCGCAGATCGACAGCTTCGCCGATACGGCCAACGGTCCGGCGGACAGCTTCTCGCACAATGGCAGCGGCGCGGTTAGCGACGACGATTTGTTCAGTATGACGCTCGACGCGGCCGGCACCCTCGTAGATGGCGGCCAACTGTTGAACCGTGGCCAGACAGAGATCAAGACCGCCTCTGGCGTACCGGAGCCAGGATCACTTGCTTTGCTCGGAATGGCCCTGCTCGGGTTCGTGGGCATACGCCGTAATAGAGTATGAGACCGCGGCCCGCACGGTCTCAGAGGGATGGGAATACCTACTCAGGGGCCTGGGTAGGTAGGGGTGGGCCTTCGCTGGTGGCCCCGCCAGCAATGATGGAGACTATATGCCTCAACAACCCTTTCTTGCACTTATAACGCCAGTCTCGGAGGGTGGTGGTGGCGGACCGCCTCTTGGTACCTGGGGTGGTGTTGGCCAGCCTTATCCCGATCAGGGACTTCCTGGACAGCAACCTGGAGGTCCCCCCGGCATTTGGGGCGGGCCGTGGCAACCTCCGTATCCGTCGCAGGGGCCAGGCTTCCCCACCCACCCGATTGCACCTGGCGGACCTCCGCTCGGTACTTGGGGAGGAGTAGGACAGCCGTACCCGGATCAGGGGCTACCTGGTCAACAGCCGGGCGGTCCTGTGAGGCCGGACAACTCGCTTCCTGGCCAGGGCCTCGGAACTTGGGGCGGCGCAAATCAGCCATTTCCGACACCACCGATCTATATCCCGCCGCAGGCTCCGCCAGTAGATCCATCTGATCCGCAGAAAGCCTATCTGGTAGCCTACGTGCCTAAATCGGATGGAAGCGGATATGAGCGAATAACGTTCTCGATAGAGGTTCCGGAAACTCCCACGGAACCTACTCCTAAAGCTGAAAGTGTCTAACGAGGCTAAGGATTGGCGCGCAGAAATGCGCGCTAGTCTTGTGCGCCAGGACCGGGAACAGGCGCTTGCAGCCCTTGAACGAGCTGCAAATGCCCCGGACCAACCTTACCCACAAGAGATACGGGAGGCGATAGACGCTCTAAGGGATGGATGACCTCAGCCGCCTGATAGAGGAGCTATCCGAGTTTGCAAGCGATCCCTATGGCTTCGTGACATGGGCTTTTCCTTGGGGCGAGGGCGAGTTGTTCGGGCAAAGCGGCCCCGAGAAATGGCAGGCCGCCCTCCTTCATCGAATATCCGGTCTTTCTCTAAACGAGGCAATCCAAGAGGCGGTGGCCTCTGGTCACGGTGTCGGCAAATCGACACTGGTATCGTGGATCGTGCTGTGGGCGATGTCCACCGCTACCGATACACGAGGCGTCGTCACCGCCAATACCGAGACACAGCTAAAAACAAAGACATGGGTAGAACTGGCCAAATGGTATCGCCTCTTCGTCGGCCGCGCGTTGTTCCGACTAGAGGCCACCGCCCTCTTTTCGGTTGACCCAGATCGCGCGAAGACCTGGCGCACCGACATGGTTCCGTGGTCTGAGCGCAATCCCGAGGCATTCGCTGGTCTACATAACCAGGGCCGTCGGGTGTTTATGATATTCGATGAGGCCTCAAGTATCCCAACCATCATTTGGGAAACGGCCAGTGGGTTCCTGAGCGACGCCAATACAGAACGACTGTGGTTCGCCTTTGGCAACCCCACAAAATCGACCGGCAGGTTTCGCGAAATATTCAGCGATTCGGCATGGCACACCACTCAGGTAGATGCCCGCGAGATCTCTTTCACAAATAAGGCACAAATCCGGGCATGGGAGCGGAGCTATGGTGAAGACTCCGATTATTTCCGTATCCGCGTACGTGGGGTATTCCCACGCACAGGTGAAAGCGAGTTCATATCCGCAGCGGTGGTTGCCGAAGCGCAAGCTCGAGAAGCAGTGGCCCAACGATTTGATCCACTCGTCATCGGAGTCGATGTGGCGCGATATGGCTCGGACGAAAGTGTCCTAGTCGTAAGGAAGGGGCGAGATGCGCGAACCACCGCCGCTGTCCGACTTCGAAGCCTGGATACAATGGCACTGGCTGGACGAGTCGTCGAACTCGCGCAGGCCCTCAGGGCTGATGCTATTTTTATTGATGGCGGTGGTGTTGGTGGCGGCGTTGTCGATCGCTGTCGCCAGCTACGTTTGGCCGTCCATGATGTGCAATTTGGTTCAAAAGCTGATAGAAGTGATTTTGTGACGGAGGGAGAACGGTACGCGAATAAACGGGCCGAGATGTGGGGAGCCATGCGTGCCTGGCTCGTGACTGGTGCGATCGAGGCGGACACAGAACTGCGAGATCAACTAGTTGGCCCAACCTATGCCTTTAATGGACGGGATGAGATTCAGCTGGAACGCAAGGCAGATATGCGAGCTCGGGGCGTGGCCAGCCCGGACTGGGCCGACGCACTAGCCCTGACCTTTGCTTACCCGGTAATGGTTAATATGGACGCGGGCCACGAGGGGCCACACAAACCGATGGTTCAATGGGAATATGATCCATTTGCGAGGGTGGCATAATGCGAGTGAGTGGCGAAGAAGCAATGCGGTATCAGGCGGTACGCAAGGATACGCTAGAGACAGTTAACCGCGGCCCGCTAGTCATGGCTGATGAGGAAACCGGGCGTGTAGAGTGGAGGACCCGTGCAGGCGAGACATCAGCTATAACACTTGGGCCACAGTCAATTAAACTTATGACGGCGTACCGCTATGGACGGTGATCTGCAGCTGTGGCCGCTGTGGCCAACCCTTACCGGCGACATGCTGTTCAAGCCGTGGCTGCCAGTGTCGCCGACTCAGCCACACTATATCAGTCTGCAGCAGATCGCCGACTTCGTTGCCAGTAGTGGTAGCTCCGCTGTCACGATCAGCGATTATCCGCCAGACGGACAGACGCCGGGAAACCTCTGGTGGGACAGCAGCAACGGCGGCGGGCAGCTCTACGTCTTCTATACCGACCCCTCGGGGAAGGACGCCTGGGTAGCTGCTACAAATCAGTCTGGCATACCGGGGGCACCTGGCCAGCCTGGCCCCGCTGGTCCAAGCGGGCCGGCTGGCCCTGCAGGAGCCGACGGAGCAGCGGGGCCTGCGGGAGCCGATGGGGCACCCGGCCCACAGGGGCCGGCTGGACCGCCAGGCACCGGCTCGGTCAGCGGTATGACCCCCGGTCAGATTCCGGTTGCGGCAACATCTACCGCGATTGCGTCTTCAGGTAATCTGTCCGGTGCGGTGACGACCAGCAACTCGCTAGTCACGACGCTGGCGACCGATGCAGTGACCACAGCCAATATCGCGGCAGCGAACGTAACCTATGCCAGGATGCAGAATGTTTCCGGTGCGCGCCTGCTCGGCAATCCGACCGGATCGGCGGCGGCACCAAGCGAGATAACGCTTGGCACTAATTTATCGTTCAGCGGCACGACGCTGAATGCGACTGGCGGGGCTGGCACAACTCCGACCGCCACGACCAAGAGCACCAGCTACACAGCAACCGCCGGTGATCTCGGCAATACGCTAATCATGGGCGGCGCCTCCGTCACGTTGACGTTGCCCGCCGGCATCTTTACGCCCGGCAAGACGCTGCAAGTCAGTGTCACGGCTAGTACAAGCTGCGCCATTACCAACAACACCGGCCTAACGATGGCCGGTCTTAACGCCACCAGTTTGTTCTCGGGCTCGTCGGGGACATTTATTGCCAACGCGGACGGCACAACCCTTAATTTCATACCCGGACTCCAGCCGCCGACCACGACAGGTCTCGGGGGTGTGCGGGCACAAGCTGCCTCGGCGAGCTTTTTCCTCACCGGCGTCGATAACACGGGCGGCGTTACGCGCACCCAGGTCGGATTCTCCAACCTGAGCGGCACCGCGACGGTCGCCCAGGGCGGCACCGGGGCTACATCGCTGCCGCTCACCGCGGCTGGTGCTTACGGTCTCACCCGGACGCTTCTTGCCACGACCGGCACGGCGACCTCGCCGATATCCGACACGAGTGGGACAGTCGGCAGTTGGTATGGTGGAGTGCTCTCTGTTCTGGGATTGGCTACCCAGGGCAACCTTGAGCTGGGACGATCCAACGGGACGTTTGCTGCGCCCACTG